TCACTGAGGGGTGGTGCTTCGCGGCAGGCAAGATGCTCTTTTCGAGCGGGAGCGCTTAGGTGGAAACAGGCAGAAAGCGGCGAGAAGACCATTGATCTGATCGGCCAAAAGATCGGCCAGAAGAAGCCGACGCGGGCGCGAATAAATAGCGGCACCAGTTACTTATGCCGTGTCACAGATCGGCCAACCAGGCGCACTCCATTGAGCATGTGACCTTCAGGTTATTTTTCGGATGGGTGTAGGCGAGGATCGGAAGGCGAGTTCATCCAACTCGCTGGCGTGACGAGCTTTTTCAACTCCGCAATACCTCGCCCGGCCTAACGGAGTCGTCATCCGTTGGATGCAGTCGGAGGCCACTGACTGCGGTTGAATGCGGACAGAAAATTTCGTCCCTGCAAGGGGTTACGGTTTAAGTGCCTGATCTATCGTGCTCTGTTGTTCTCGTTATGTACCCGCTCATAACCTGAAGGTCACAGGTTCAAATCCTGTCCCCGCAACCAAATGTCAAATACTTGGCGGCGTTCCCCGTTTCGGGCTCCTCCAGCCAAAACGGGCCGAGTCAACAACGAGTCAACAAAATGTATGGCGGCGATTGGCGCCGAGCGGCTTGGAACCGCAGCCGTCATTGGGCCGGCCAGACAACCTCGAATTTGCTCTTGGCTGGATACGCGATGCCAAAGCCATTCGATGTCGCAAGGAGTCGATCCTCGTCATTCGGCTTTGTCTCCAGAACGATCAAGAGACATGCGTGCTCCTTCGCGCGCTGCCGATAGTCGAGGAGCTGCCCGATTGCGGTTCGGATCGCATATCGGGTGTTTGCACAATCGCAAGGCTTGATCTCCGCGAGGACCGCACCCTTGCCGCTGTCTCGATAGCGGAGGTCAATGCTTGCCACATTCGGCCGGAGTTCAGTTGCACCGTTGCTGGTAAGGAAGCGCTCAAATTGGGACTGCAGCGTGCCGTGCCTCGGAGTGATGCGGACTTCATACGCTTCCACGTATCGCAGATAGGGATCACCGGCTGCACAGGGGCTGTTCTGCCCCGGTTTGCCTCCGCTCGGCCTTTTCCCGCTCGGACCCGCCAATCCGTCCAATAGATCGCGCGTTCGCTTTACGAACCTGTGGCCCTCGGGCGGGCTCTCATCGGAGGGCGCCCACCACGGCGTGTGCCCCATCCAGCCAGGGCCACGACCCAAGACCAAGGTCCTCTCTTCAAGATCAAGTCGGCGCACGTCCTTCGCCAACGCACGAATGCGGTAGCTTTCGATCTCGTCCCGCGCATGTTGCCGAGAGGGAGGGTCCGCAAACTCCTGCCGCTCACGGAATATGGTCGCGTCTCGATACCAGCCGACAACCTTTCGGCCGCCTTCGTCAGGATCGGTTGCAGTCCAGACCACATCGACGCCCTCGACGTGGTCACCGCTTCCGCCGATTGCCTCGATGCGGATTTTCCGGTCCCGCCTTCCCTGGATGGTCTCTACGTGGCCATAGACGTAGCCATCGCGGCAAACCAGGAAATTGCAGATTTCGTTGCCGGTTTTGTTCTCTGTAACCCACTTCCCGTCACCGACGATCTTATCTGGCTTGCCAAAGAGACCCTCATACCGGCTCATCCAGCCGATATTGCAGAATAGCATTGTTCCCACTTGGACCTCCCAAGTAATCAAGTCCCCGCGCTGCCCTACGCCGCTGACTTTTCCTCTTCTTCGCGAACTGCGATCAATTCCTCAAGGAACGACTGAAACTCGGGATCGCGCTCGCATCCGAGCCCTTCGCTGTAGCATTTCGCCAAGTGCTTAAGAGGCGTTGATTCAAGGCTCTGTGCTGCGCGCTGGAACAACTTGAAAGCCTTCTTGAGATCGCGTTCAACGCCGAGCCCATCGCGATACATGACAGCGAGGTTGTTGATGGCGGCCCAGAAGCCATGGTCAGCCGCGCGCTCGAAGAAAGTCTTTGCCAAGGCAAAATCGACGCAGGGGATTCCGAGATACCAGTGTGACCCCTCGTGGAGGCGCCACGCGAATGAGAGGGAGAATCCGATCGCGTTAAGCGCTTCAGGCGAGAGTTCGGCATTGGGATCAGCTAGCCAGCGCTCAAACTCTTCGTCGTTGCGAAGCCAGCTCGGCACATTGAACGCATTCGCTTCGAGAACTCCGTCAACCGGGACGCGGATGCCGGAAATCTCGATCATACGTGGATCGCTTGGATTCCAGCGCCAAAAGGCCGGCGCATCACCGACCCATCCACTCGGGACATAAAGGAAGATGCCCGGAATCCTCTCGCGCCGCGCCACTCTGATGCGATCAATCTCGCCGATCCGGGCAATTTCATCCACGAGCAGAGGGCGCCACGCATCGCGAGCGAGGAGTGGGGGTGTCGTTGGCATCGGGGTGCTAGCCGGCCCGAACACGTAGCCGTGACCACGTGTCCCGCCACCGGCCGCCGGCCCGTTGTCCGTGCATGGGTGCTTTGGCCAAGGCGGCCCGAGTTCGTCGAAGAACACGCGCCCGCCGTAGGGTGACTGGTAAAAATAGACAGATGCTCCGCAAACCGGACAGGTAGCGTTCGGATTTACATAGCTGTCGTAGGTCGGCCTACGATCAAAACGCCACGTGAGTCCATCGGCGACTTGCAGGGATCGATATCCGCCACCCCGTCTGCCTCCGCCGCCGGTATCGCCACCCCATCCGCAATCACAGTCGATAGGGTGATTCCAAGCGTTGCATCCCATTCCAGCCCGACCCTCGTTGGGCCAATGCTATTCAGAGTGAGGAACTAGGAAAAGGGAAAAAGGCGCTCTCCTAAGCCGTCGCCGTCGCGATCCCGTCGAGCCGCACGCGCACCGTCGCCAGGCCATTGCCCGCCGCTTCGATCGCGATCCCGATCGGATATCGGCCAGTAGCCGGCGCATTGACCTGCTTGGCGGTGTCGTCCCAGGCGACCGCATCGCCGGCGGAGATAACGGCGCTCGTGAGCTTCGGCAGATCGAACACGCCATCGGTGGCGAGCGGGACCGTCTCGCCGGCGGCGGCGGTCTTGGTCGCGACGCCGAACAGCGCGCCGATCAGCACGCCATCGCCGGAGCTGACGCCGCCTACCGGCGCGGCAACGGTGATCATGCGGCCTTCCTGAATGTAGTTCTTCATGGTCACGTTCCTTTCGATGAGCTGATGCGAACCTGGCTGACGCGCGGCGCGGATACCGCGCCGATGCGCCGGTCGAGGTCGGCGAGTGCTGCGGCCATCTCCGCGTCGGTCGCGTAGTTGATGCGGCGGCCCTCGCATTCGACCGTCCGCACGCCGGCGAAGCGCGCCTTCAAGAGCGCTTCGCGCATGGCTTCGAGGTCGGCAACGTCCGCCATCACGCGCCTGCGTTGGCGTACCAGCCGCGCCAGTCGATGAACCCCGCGCCGAAGTCGAGGATGACGCGGATTTCAACGCCATCGACATCCCAGCCGGCCTTGGTCTCGATCTGCGGGCCTTCGCCGCCGGCGAGATAGGCGTATTCGAGGCCATCGATCTCGGCGGGATCGGCCGACACATACCAGCGCGTCGCGCTCGACAGCCGCGGCTCGACGACCATAGACAGCGAACCCGAGAAGGGGTTCACGTCGGTTGCCTTCGCGGCGGCGATCGAGGCGAGCCATTTCTCCGCGACCGTCTCCTGCGCCGGCGGCACGAGCAGGAATTTCGGCGTGGCGCTGATGCGCTGGCCGGACAAGCCGGTCTGGCTGCGCATGGCAAGCCGCGCGGCCGACAGCGTATCGTCGGCGATGGCGCCGCCGCTCGCGGCCTTGTTGCCGTGGTCGGTGTGGAACAGCGCCTTGCCGTCGCTCATGGTCGGCCCGTTGCCGGCCGCGCCTTCGAGCAGGGAGACGAGCACCCCGGCTTCGGTTTCGGCCGCGGCCTGTCCCAGTCGCCGCGCGAGATCGGCGAAGGCGCCGAGGTCGTCGTTGACGAGCACCTGGCGCGTGACGCCGATCTTGCGGGCGAAAGTTTCGACCTTGTAGGCCTCCTGCGCCTCGGCCATGGTGCCCGCGCGAATCTCGCCGTGCTCGTCGAGCTTTTCGAGCGTCGGCGCCTCGCCCAGCATGATCTTGTTCACGGTGCGGAAGTCGCGCGCGGTGGTCTGGCGGCCAAGCCGGCGGACGCCCGCCGGCGCGGCCTGATAGGCGGCGCGCAAGGTGCGGCCGATCGTGTCGCCGACGATCAGCGGAAAGTCGCTCGTCGTATGCAGCGCCCGCGTGATGATCGTCGCCGGCGAGAGACCTGTGACGGAATGTCCGCGCAAGGTCAGCAGCTCGCGCGCCATCTCGGCGCAAGTGGCATAGGCGTAGCGCCGGGCCGGCTCGGATAGCTGGTGCTGCGGGTTGATGCGGGCATAAAGCGCTTCGCCCATGTGCCGGGCGCGCACGGCCGGATCGTCGTGGCTGTCGCCCACCTCGACGCGTACCTGCTCGGTGCGGATCGTGCCGCCGCGCGCGGCCAAGGCCTCGAAGGCGGCGCGGCGGGCCTCGTCGGCGGTTGCGCCATTGTCGATCAGTCCGTCCGCAAACTCGACGCCGAGCCCGGCAATGCGGGCGATGGAGCGGATTTCGGCATTGATGGCCGCGCGCGTCTCGATGTGGTCGGCGGGCGGGCTTGCCGGCGCGTCGGCCGGCGGCGTGTCAATCTCGGGCATGGTGCCTCCTTGGCGGATGGTGGCGCCGGGATCGGCCGGCGTCGGAACGAGGGAGATTTCGATCGGCGTCCAGGCGACGGCGGTGCGGATGCGCTCGCTGGTCGCCGGGTCGGTTTCGTCGCGCCAGCGTTCGACCGTGTAGCCGACCGAGACATGGCGCAGGATGCCGGCCACCACGTCCTGCCAGATTGGCTCGACCTCGGGCCGCGCCGAGAACTGCAAGACGGCCGAGCCCTGGCGGCCATCGACGCGCGCATCGCGCACCGTGCCGAGCACGTCACGCACGGCGCTCTGGCGATGCGCATCGAGCACCGACGCGCCGACCAGCCGCGAAAGATCGACCGCTTCGGGATCGAGCGAAAGGCGCTCGACATAGAAGCCCGCGGCATCGCGCCGGCGCACCGCGGCGCCGGTGGTCCACACCGCTTCGACGGTGCGCGCTTCGACCTTCGCGGTTTGCGGCGCGAGCGCCGCGCGGCGGACGAAGAGGTCAGGCATTGGCCGGCTCCTGCGCTTGCGCCGGAACGCTGTTGTCGAAGGAAAGCCCAAGGCGCTCTTCGCGGGCGCGGTCGGCGGCGATTGCCGCGTCCGCTTCCTCGATGTCGTAGCCGCGCTCGGCGATCGACTGGCTGCGGCTCTTGAGGCCCGCCCTGATCTGCTCGATCTCGGCCCGCGCATCCTTGAGCGGATCGACCCAATCCCATTTCGGCGGCAACCACTCGACCGCGAGCCACGGCGCCGGATCGCGATCGAAGCCGCGCGCGTCGATCGCACCGGACAAGGCGGCGACCCGCACGAAGCGTTCCCACACCGGCTGGCAGAACTGGAAGACGATGACCGCGTATTGCAATTGCTCGATACGGCGGCGGAACTCGACGAGGCCGGCGCGGATCGAGGAATAGGTGACGCCTTCGAGATCGCCCGACACGCGCTCATAAGGCACGCCGAGGCCCGCGGCGATGGCGCGGATGTGGTTCTTGACGAAGGCGCCGTAATCGCCGGGATCGGCCGGGTCGGAGAACTGGATATCGGCGCCGGGCGGCAGCGGGATCAGGCTTCCGGGCTCCATGCCGACATTGAGGATGCCGTTGACCGCGGTGCCGTTGTTGAGGCCGGCGACGCTCCCGTCCGGATCGCGGATGAAGCCGGTGAAGAGCGCGGCGACCTTCGCCTTCACCAGCGCCGCGTCCTCATATTGGTCGAGTTCGTGCAGGCGAAGCAGGATCGGCGCGAGCCAGGTGATGCCGCGCAATTGCCCGGCGGCGAGCGGCTGGAAGAGATGCAGCATGTCGGCCGCGGGCACGCGCAGCATGTCCATCGACATCGGCGCGAGGGCATCGCCCGGACGGTTGCGATAGCAATGATAGGCAACACGCCGGCCCAGGGCGTCGAACTCGATGCCGGCACGGATGCGTGCGCCGGCGCTGATCTCGCGATGCAGGTCGGTCGGCACCTGCTCGCGGTCGAGCAGATCGATCGCGAGTGGCGGCGGGCCGTCCGCCGCATCGACGAAGCGAAATCGCGCGAAGCTCTCGCCGCTCTCGATCATGGCGCGGAGCGCAAGTGCTTGAAGCCCATAGAAGTCGGTCAGGCCCGCCGCATCGGCGCGGTCGGTCCACCGCCGCCAAAGCTCGTGCAGCCTTTCGCGCACCGCCGAATCGGGGTGCTTCGAGCGCGGTTTGACGCCGGCGCCGATCGCATTCGCCACGAGGCCTTGGACGGCGGACGCTACCCACGGGTTGTTGCGTGCGTACCAGCCGGCCCGCCGCGCGGCCGTGGTCGCGCCGGCAAGGATCGAGGTATTCAGCGCCTCGTTACCCTTTGCGCCTTCCCAACGCCGGCCGCCGCCGGCGGCATCAAAGCCGTGGCGGCGGGCAAGCCCGAGGAAGGAAGCAAGGCGCGACCACATGCCCGCGAAGATCGGGCGGGCGCGAGCGCGGCACTACTCGGAGCGTTTCGGGATGATGCGCAACCGTTGACGCTATTGCGTCAACCGGCGACATACGCGGCGGGACTACAAGCTGTTCGTGTTCCGAGAAAGCGCCTCGGCGGTGTCAGGCGTCGCCTTGTCGGCCAGAGAGATTGTTCGTCAGCTGTCGCCGTTGTCGTCCTCGATCGGCTCGCCATTCAATTCCGGCAACTCCTCCGCGCCACGCCTATCAATGATGTCACTGAAGCGAAGTAACTCATCATGAAGCAGTCCGGCCGCACGCCTTTGATTCAATCGTGCCTCTTGA